GATTCGGAGCGGGGTAACCTTTCCCGAGCAGGTTTACCCAGAACGACTCCTGAGGAAGAGGTCGAGTTCGCACAACCGTGACTGGAACGTGAAGGTGCGGGAGGTTTTCCTCGATGTCACTGAGCGTCTTTTCAACAAAGCTGTGGTACAGGGGCGACTCGACGAGGGTGTCGTTGCAGACTAGGTAAACAGGCCTCGTTCGTTGGTCTGGAGCTATCGAAAGCAGCACTTCCACAACCAGATGCGCAAGTAGCGTCGAGTCCTTACCGCCGGAAAACCCCACGATCCAAGGCTTTCGGTGAGGTTGCAGGTACTCGTTCCGAATCTCTCGGCGAATGCTTCGGAGCTTTGTTACCAACTCATCGGGTGAATCCATGTCTACTGGGAGCAACTGCGCCGGTTAAAAAGGAATGGGAATCAACGCATGAAGGGGCGCAGCGTCAAGGCTGATGGGCGACCTTCGCCGATTTATCCCCAAGAAACCGCTGACTGGCCGGACCCGGAGCAATTACCTGACGGCGATCACCAACCTGATCCATTTCGCCGAGCGTAGGGGGTATCTCGCCAAAGGCCTGATCGACCTCTCGGTCATTGAGCGGACGCGGGAGGAAGGCGAGGTCGCCATCTTCTCGCCGGCAGAGTTGAAAGCCATCCTGGCCCAGGCGAGGCCCGAACTCGTGCCGTTCCTCGCCGTTTGTGCCTTCGCGGGCCTCCGTCATGCAGAGGCCTCCCGGTTGGATTGGTCAGAGATCAGCGACACGACCAACTCGACGTTCAGAATGAACGCGTCCTCCGTTACCGGCGCGATCACCCGAGAGGCAACGACGTCGTCCGTGCAGATGGAGCCACCTCCGCTGCCGGCGTAGACCGTCACTGTGCCAAGTTCCGGAAGCTGGACGGTCCCGTTCATCGGCAGGATTTCGCACGTCTCGGTGACCGTGTGGACCTGCTCGACCAACCATTGGGTGCCACTGCCGGTCTCGTAGGCGTCGGAGCCTCCGCAGTCCGTACCGGAGCCGGCGGCAACCACCGTGTGCCGGTACGTGTCGCGGGTCTCGGTGACCGAAAACAGCATCTCCCCACTCGCCTCGAACTGGTCCGCCCACCCCTCTGGAATCGCGTTCAGCGCGTCCGGGTCGACGAGGTCGAGCCAGTAATCATCCTCCTGCCGGTACCGCTCGGTGACGTACTGGGAGCCGTCGCAGACGAACCCTCCGGACACGACGAGGCCAACGCGATGCACGCCGGATGCCGTTGCCGCTGCGCCCCTGGGCGATGACACCGTTGCGGGCGCGGTCTGGTCGGTGCTGACGATGTGGTAAGACCCGTCCCCAGGCGAACCGCAATCCCCAGCGGATGGGTCCGCGTTGACGTAGCCCACGGACTTGTACGGGTTGTCAGTCTCGCTTCGGCTCTCCACCTCGAACTTCATTGGCAGCATCACGCGGACGCGGGTAAGCAAATTGATTGCGTTCGCGAACTGGTTCCAGACCTCCGCGCTCGTCAGCGTGTTCGGCCATGGCCCGAATGCTTGCGGGCGGTCTGGGCGTGTGTCTCTGGCTCGCGTGCGCGTGGTCTCCTCAGATGCCAGCGGAGAGAGCCACTGGCCTTGAAATGCGTCGTAACAGAGATTGGTGAACGTGTAGTCATACCAAGAGGAGATCCCGGTTGCGCAGGCGTATTCTTCCGACGTGCGGCCATCCACGAATCCCTCGCACATTGCCCGTAGGTAAAGCTCTGCCTGCGACAGGTACTCATGGAGCAACTTGGAGTCTGCCGCGTTCTGCCGGTCGTTTCCGTCCAGATACGGGACCGGCATGAGCTGCGTCATGACGATCGACGGGAACACGGTCCCGAATGGATTGTCTGGAAGCGTGTCGACGCCAGAACCGTAGGCGGAGTCCCCGGGTTTCCCTGCAACGGCGTTCTGGCCGGTGTTCGTCCAAACCAGATATTCGCGAATGGCGTTCTCCGTGGACCTGAAAGCCTCCGCCCGGAGCGCGGTCACGTCCCATGTGCTGACGTCCCGGTCGACCGATGAGACGGCGTCGTCCGAGTGGTGCAGGCGTCCGGTCAACGTGAGTTTGACGACACGGACCCCGCTCTCGGTCAACTCTTCCGCGCTCTTGACCTCGATGTCAGGCTCGTAGATGCGGCAGGACTTGTACCGGTCCACGTCGCCCACGCTGTTGTTCGTGCCTTTGGCGTAGCGGTACCCAGGCGCGGCTTCAGGCGACAGGCTCAGCGTCTGGCCGTAGTCGAAGTGCTGCTGGAGGTCCGCCGGATAGGTCGGGTGGTAGAAGTGGCACCGATCGGAGAAGGTGTAGTAGTCCGAGAACGCCGAAGGCTTCCAGTTGCTGCTTTCGCTCGGGTGGTACGCCTTGAACTGAAACCCGATCATCCATTCGTTTGTCCACCCTCCAGCGGGCGCGGCGTGCACAATCCCGCCCACGCCATCCACAGGCGCGATGCCCGCGAACGTGTCGGCGCCGATCGTGTTCTCGCGGGCGAACCACAGGACCGATTTCCCGTCCTCTACGGCGTACCCAATGAGCTGGTTCCTGGACAGGATCCGGACGCACTTGGACATCCTGCGGAACGCGTCGTACACCGCATTGGAATTGATGACCGAATCCTCGAATGGAAGCCCGGGGCCGGAGACGATGCAGCCGTAGGCAGAATAGGCATCCCAGATTTCCTTTGCCGCCTCCTCTTCCAGCCCGCTCCCGTGGACGGTTCCGGTTTTGGCGGATGCGACGCGGAGCAGGACGTAGGCATCCGACCCACTCGGCTTGTAGGGGTAGAGTTCCGTGGTCTGGACGGTCAGGCTTCCGGACCCGCCCGAGAACCGCAGGGGAGCCGCAAGGCGCGCCCGGATTGCCGTGGGGGTTGCTGGTGTAGGCATCCAGTGAATCGCCTCCGCTACGCCAGCCACAGGCGCAGCGCTGACGGTCGCCAGCACGTTGTCGGCATCGTCCAGGATCTCGACGGTGACGGTTCCAGCCGCGTTGTCGGCGCGAATGTAGACCGCATCGAGAACGAACCCATCGGCGAATGCGTGGCCGGTGACGGAAACGGTTCCTTCATCCTGATCGGTCGACCAGTTGAACGTCGGGTAAACGGCGGTGATCTCGTTGCCGACCTGATGCCCTCGGTTTGGAGCGAGGCTGTACTGGCGCGTGAGGAACCGCTGGAAGTCGAATGCGTGCCTGTTCCATCCGCGCTCCCGCTGCGCTTCGGTGCCTCGGAAATCTTTGGTGTACCGGTCAACGGCGCGGTCGAGTTGCCCGCCCACGTCGCGCTTGAGTGATCCACCGCCGGTGTAGGGCCCCTCAATCCATTCGCTGCGCCGATAGTAATCCGTATCCCCGTTGTTCAGGACGACAATGAACAGGTCCGACAGGCGCAGGATATACCCAACGTGCGTCGGTTCCTCTGGGCACGATCCGGGATAGGTGACGACGGAGCCGTCGATCAGCGATGTGAATTTGTATTCGTAATTGACCGGCGTGAACCCATCCGCCGGAGCGCACGGAGCTCCACCCTCCTCCGGGATCGGTTGGAATCCTCCATAGCTGTTGCCGTATGGGCTGCGCACGCTGTAGGCGATGCGCATGTGAAGGCGTGCGGCGTCGAGCGCCGGCGATGCAATCGCGCCGGTGTCCAGATCGACCGCGCCCCGCTGCATCTGGCCCAGCGTCCAGTAGTCGGCGAGCGTGACGGGTGCCGCTCCGTTTACGAGGAATGCAACGGTCTCGATCCGGTCCGTCTCGTTGTCGATGTTCGCGGACTCGTTCCCGAATACGAAAACCCCGAGAGGATTGCTGACGTTGACGCCTTCGGCGGTGCCGGCAAATGACGCGGGCCACTCGCCATCCCGCGGTTCCAAGCACTGGTACTGCTCGAAGAATTCGCCCTGCGGCGGGAACAGAAAGCCGCCGTCTGAGTTCCGGATCTGGCGAGCGGCTTGGAAGAGGTAGTACGGAATCCGATAAGTGCCGTCGCCCAACCCGGAGCGAAGGCGCGAGTTGAAGGCGTCCGCAAGGGAAGCCATCTGGCGAGACATGATCGCCTCGCCTGGCTCGACGGTGACGCAGCGGGTGAAGGTGATCGGCATGCAGCGCCGACCTTACTTCTCAACCGCGACGTAGAAAAGGTTGGGCGTGCCGGCCGCGCTCTCCACGTAGATCGTCCCAGAAGGGACCACGAGGAAGCACTCGTCTCCAGGTGCGAGCGTGGACACAAGCGACGTGATCGGGTCCGCGTTCGCATTGCCAACTCGGACATCCTCGCCGGATGTGGTCGACAGGTTGCACAGGTAGAGCCGGTAGGGCGCCGTCACGGTGCCGACGCTGAGCGCGGCCGTGGTCGTGCTTGTTGCCACCGTGCCGGAACTCATGTCCGCGCCGGTCATGTCATACGACGCGGTAGCGGCTCCAGTGGTGCCGACCGAGTTGACGGAAGCGCCGCCTTTGGACGCCGCGATTGAAAGGCTAATTGTGATCTCGTTTGGCATAAATCATCCCCATCGTGGAACGTTGCTGTTGCTCTGCGACCCGCGAACGCTCCGAAGCGCCCGCTGGAAAATCCCCTTCGTCGTCCGGTCCGTTAGGATTCCGGGTGCCCGATTCGAGAGCAGCCGACGAAGCCGTGTGTCGTTAGATCGCGGTTTCATAAAGGAACTCGTCGAACTCTTCGCTCCACCAATACTCAACCCGGTAGATCCACCTGCCGTCCGCCTGTTGCGCCGCCGTGGGCGTTTTTTTCTGCCAGTACCCGACCGGCAACGCGCTCGTCAGGTTGGTCGGGATCGTGGTCTCATATGATACCAGCGATGCGGTTGTGAAAATCTTGTTGGAGTACTCGAACGCTGGGGCAAGCGTCGTCCTGGCTGGCAACGTAATGGTCCTCCGCAGGACGTAGGTTGACACCGGGAACGCCTCGACGCCTGAGATCAGGGAGCGGATGAGGCCGTCGTAAACGTCCCGACTGAATGAGCTGGCGTCGCTCCATGAATACTCGACCTCCCCGCGAACGATCGCCTCGACGTCGTTCCTGACGGCTGCGCGGTCCGTGAGGTCGGCTATCGCCTCCATCTGCTCCTTGACCTTCGGAAGCTCCCAGATGGATTTTTCAAGGTCGTTCCCGTCCAACTCCCACAGGTCGGCAAGGATCGTTGTTTCGGTCGCGTCCTCTTGAACCGACAGGGTGGTGACGATGGAAAACGGAGATTCCCCAAGCGGCTCCACCTCGTATGCGTAGCCTTGATCCCGGAGCGTCGCCGTGAACGCGGCAACGCTGGTGTTGAGCATCTTGGTACGCGGTTCGGTGACGCGGCCTCCACGTGGCGTCCAGCGCTCGCGGGGTTGCAGCGTGATCAGGTCGTAAGTGCCGACGTGCGTGGCCATCAGATTTGGTCTCCTGCTACCTTCAAGAGTTCCTCAATGGACTTCAATGTCCGGACGCTCTGCGCGGACTGGCGCGCAGCCTCGGCGGTGTTGCGCTCGATGCTGGCAAGGCTCCGGACTTCGGGCCGTCCGCCGACGAACAGGCCGATTCGGGAAAGGGAGTCTCCGGGCTGGCCCAAGCTGATGGCGGATGCGGCTGGGGTGGATGCGGCGAACGCGGACGACTGGGTTCCGGCCGGCGATTGAACCGGGCCGACAAACGTGTCCGCCGCCATCGGTTCAAGCTTTTCGCTCATGCCCAAAAGCTTCCTGATTCGCTGTGGCCTCGTTGACGACTCCTCAAGCGCTGAGGAGATCACGTTGAGAATCCCAGACAACGCAGGTGCGCCGGCAACCGTGAACCTCCGCTTGGCCTCCTCCAGCTTGGCGTTCGCCTTGTCGATCGTCTGAATCTGCTGCTCTGTAATCAGCTCGATGGAGCCTTGGGATTTTAACTCACCAACGATGTTCTTCAGGATCCCAGCCTTGCGCCCGAGCAGGTCGAACAATAACGCGTTTTCCCGAGCTCCGTTCGCGGAAGCCTCAACAGCCTGCGTCAGGATGGAAAGCGCGTTGCCTTGGGAAGGGTCGATGCCGAGTCCGGAGAACAGATTGCCGGCCGACTTGTCGCCGCTGGCCGCCTGAGAGCGCAACGCCTCGATCCGTTGGAGCGCTCCGGAGATGACCGTGAATTTTACGCCGGCGTCGTTCGCGGCCTTCTGCATCCGCTGAATCTCATCGGTGGACACTCCGAGCTGTTCGGACATGTCCTTGATGTTGTCCACCGTCTCGACGACGTGCGCGCCGAACGAACGAACGGCAGCGATTACGGCGCCGGCAGCGAATGCGCCGGCGAGCTGGGACTTCAGTTCCGACCCGATACTGCCAACGTATGCCCCGGCGCGCTTCGAGAACGCGGCAACGGCGCGGTCTGCGCCGGTGGCGTCCGCCATCAGTTTGATCTGGAGAATCAAGCTGCTCCTCCTTTCACCTTCGCCAGAAGTTCGTTGGCCTGCGCGAACAGCGCTGCTTCCTGCTCGTCCGTCACGCCTTGGTCAACGGTGATCAGTCCTTCGGCCTCCATGTGGGAGATGTAGTCCCACATTGCCTGAAGGTAAGGCGTGCCGTCGACCTCACTCGGGCTGTACCCGAGTTTGGCCATCAGCACGGCGCGCAGGTGCTGGGCGAATGGCGTGCCCAGCCTCTCCCCGCCTTCGTTCTTCGACTGGAACACCGGCACCCGCGTGGACTCGTCCAGGTACTCGCCGAACACCTTGACCGCCTTATTGACCTCCTCCGCCGACCGCACGAGACGCCCGCGCCCGAATGCCAGCAGGATCATCCGCAGCCCGAGAAACCGGGATGTGATCCACCGCTCTGCGTCACGCGCAGACATGGAGCAGAGCTTCGCGGCGAGCAAGCAGGACGCCCCGTCGTTGACCTCGTCCAACTCGATCCGGTCCAGCAGGCGAGCATGCCCGACCGTGAACGGCACGAGGCGCAGGCCGAACACGCGGAAGCGCGTCGGCAGCGTCATGCGGCGGAATAGGTCGGAGGCGGTCACTACGAGATGGTGGTGTAGCTGGAGATGCCAGCCCAGCGCTTCAGTGAAAGCGTGCCAATGGTTTTGTCGTTGTTCGTCTTTCGCTTTGTGCTGGCGATCACGAACCAATCTCCATTGATCTCGGAATCCGTGGCATCGGTAAGCGTTACCGACGTGCCGGGCGCGGGGAAGTTTTCAGCGGCGTCCTCAGCATCCGCGATCGATGCGTTGTCCGCCGGGTAAACATCCATTTCAAGCGTGGCCGTTGAGTTGAACGCGGTCAGCCCTTTCACCTCTCCGGTTGTGTCGCTGTGCTCAATGAGCTGAATATCCTTCCCGAGAGATTGCTGGGTAGGGCGGAGTATCCCCTGCCCTGCGGTAAGGTTTGTGGTCCCAATCCCCCAGACGACTCCGATGCCTTTTTGCGTTGCCATAGATCAAGGTGTTTCCAGCCCTGCGCAATAAAGACGAAGGGCGAGTTTGTGCGTGCGCATGTGCCCGTCGTACTCGCTGGACGTACTCCGCCCAGAGACTCCGATCACAAGCGCATTGAAAGTGGTGTAGACGTTGCCGCCAAGCTGATCCGGCAGGTCGTCGACAAAGAGCAGGTCCCGCATGCGGATTGTCTCTTCGTTCAGCCTCTCGAACTGGTCGGCAACGTCCACCGCTGGGTCGACCGGATAGGAGATCGCAACCGTCAACTCGACCGTTTGGTTGCCTGTGTCGAAATCCTCCTCCGCCTCGCCGGCAGTGATCACGAGCTTCGGGAGCGTCTGGGATTCCGTCGTCTCGCCGCAGCGGATGTAAATGGTTTGCCCGGCGATGGAGCCGCCAACAAACGTGACCTTGTACGCGGACAGGTCATCGTTCGTGACCGTATGCGTCGCGTCGTAATGCGCGGCGATGAACTCGCCGAACATGCGCTCCAGTTCGTTGGTGATCACTTCGCCACCCCCTTCTTCTTCAGGGTCATCCGGACTTGCTTTTCCATGTTCCGGAGCCGGTTCTTCCGCGCCCACTCCATGATCCGCAAATCGCGGCCGGTCTCCTGGATGTAGGGAACGCCGTTGCCGACTGTGATGGCGGACTTGATGCCCTTGCCTTCGCGCTTGAACAGGCCAGCGGTCGCACCTTTCTGGCGCTTGATCCAGCGAGGGAGTTTCAGGCCCAATGCTTTCGCCGGGATCGCCCATCCGGACTTGGCGTTTCCAACTCGGGCAAGCCGCTCGTCCAGCAACTCGGCAAGGATCGGGTCATTCGGCCGGTTCTTGTCGTTGAATGGTGCCGCGATAAATTCGGGAACGGCGCCGTCGTGAATGATGGCGACCTGATTCTTCCGGTACGGGACCTGCCCTCGCCGGTTTCGCTGTTGCTGGATGTAGCCCTTGGTTGCCCGCCTTTCGATGCCCGCGACGTTGATCCTCGAATCCTTCAGCGCCTCGACGGCCTTCGCCTCGTCGCCGCGCATTACCAGTTGAGCGATGCGCTTTGCCGTGCGGCCCTCAGTGAGTTGCTTGAACCCACCCGCCTCGCGATAGACGCGAGCGAGATCCCGATGGACTGCGCGCTCACCGACGGCCTTTTGTTTGGCGAGTGATTCGGAGAAATTCTTCCCTGGCGTGAACGGCGGAGTTGCCTTCACGCAGTCCTGAACCAAGAGCTTCGCCTGCCCGGCAAGCGTCTCGTCCATGGTCTCGCCAAGCGCGGCGTTCAGCTTGCGAATCTGGTTCGCCCAATGGCCTCGGTCTATGGCGGCTCGGATCATCGGTTGACGGATCTGAGCGTGAGGGTGATGGACGCGGCATCGATCTCGCGTCCGGTGATCAGGTACTTCCGGTTGTCATGCGTCAGGCGTTGTCCGATTTGCGGGAAAACGGCGTCGTCGTTCTCGATCAGAATGGCGGCCTCAGCCTCGGTGACAAGCTGCTCGCCGTCCTCAGTGGCGATGCCGAGCAGGATGTCGAATTGGAGCCGGGCGCAAACGATCGTCGCGCTGATCTGGTCGAAATACCCGCCATCAGTAGGCGCGGACGAGTCGGAATGGCGGTCGAATGTGCCGGTGAAAGTCTGCGACATCCCGGCCAGCGTGAAGTTGGAGCCCCACGCCGATTCGGCGGCAGCAATGCCGGCCTTGATGATGTCGTCAAACGCGCTCACAGCTTCCAGTGGTCTTGCTTGAAGGCGGCTTCGAGTTTGGCATCGAACTCGGCGTCTTGCTCCTCGGTCAGCTCGCCATTGGCGCGAGCGCGAGCGCGGGCGGAGTTGATGAGTTTCACAACCTCGGTCACTCCAGAGATGGCGGCGAGAATGGTAGCGGGATCCATGATTCAGCGGGTTGAGGCTTCGGTTGCGACGCGAGCAAGCTCGGAGAGGGTGGCAAGCCACGTGTCCAGCAACGCCTTCTGCTCCGGCGTGCGGTTGCTCTTGTAGGCGCGCAGTACGGCGCGGGCGTTGCGGAATGAATCCGGAGCTTCTGCGCGGAGCTTCTGGGCAACGGCGTGAACCTTTGGCGGAATCGCGGCGCGGTTCTGGTGCTCCCATCGCAGAAACCCGTTCACGGTGTCGAATGCAATCCCGATGGCGCGCTCGCTGTTGACCACGACGGGATCACCGGAGACAGCCCCAGCGGGAGCGCATCCGGTACCGAGGATGGCGAATGGGGACGCGACCAGCAGGAAGCAGGTCAGGAATGAGAGTAGGCGTTTCATGGTCATGGTGTCATTTCAACCGTCTTTGATGCGTGGTCGTGCGTGCAGTCCGAAAGGAACTCAATGCGACCGTCTCGAATGAAGCAGTGGCAGACGGCCGGTGGAGCACCGTTCTTGCCTGCGTCCGCGCCCGGGTACCTCACCAGCACCGAAGGTGAAAGCGTTGGTGCTTCATGGCTCTTGTTCCACTGCCAAGCCTGCTTGTGAGGAGGAATTGGAACGCCGTGGTATTCTCGGCAGCCGGGACACCACCACGTTATCCTTTGATGCGGGTCTGTGCCTCCAATGTCCACAAGGCTTGATTTCATGGCTTCGGGATGTGCTCGGTGTTTCCGGTCCGGCGTTTCACGTCGCCGGTGATCTCGCGGGCGCCCTGATGGACGCCCGTGGCTCCGAGTCCAGCAACGAATCCGGAAATGACATGGAGAGCATTCCACCCGCAGAGGGCGGGCACAAGCGCGGCCCCGGCGATCGCGACAAGCGTTGGGATGTAGGCGTTCGGGAATCGCGGCCAGGACTTGGCGAGAGCGCCAAGACCAAGGCACGCGCCAGTTGCGGTTGGGATGGCCTCGGCAAGGGTCATGCCTCATCCCCTCCCACTCCCGGATCCCCGCACAGGAAATCCGTCTCGTGCGTGATCGGGATGATGATGGTTGGCGGCATGTTCGGATAGATGACTGGGATGTTGGCGCGTGCTGCTAGCCCCTGATACTCGGCAAGCTCGGAGGGCGTCAGCGCGATGGATCGGCGTGGCTTCGTCATCAGCTCCACAAGGCGCGTCAACTCAGCGACCGACAGCGGCGTGTTATTCGGCAGGCTCATAGGTTACCAGTTCTTTCCGGTTTCAGCTTTCGACCTCTTCCACTCCTCCAACGTGGAGACGCGGACATCCAGAATGTGGATCATCTCAGTGGCTGCCCTCATTTCTTCACGCATGGCCTTCACCTCTACAACCACAGCCTCGCCGGCGTCCTTGGTTCCACGCAGGTACCAGACACCGAGCACAGCCACAGAAAATATCGCCCACCATGCAGCCCATGGGCCGGAGAGCCGGATGCGGTCCAGATTGATGGTCTGTGGTTTCGGTGGCATGGCTAGGATTCGATCGCTTTCAGGAAACTCCGAATGGTGTCGGCGAGCTGGTAGTATCCAGACGTTGCGGGATGCACGCCGGTGGTTGTCACCGGCTGGCTGTACGTCGTCGCGTTCCGCGCATTCACAGCAACCGATGCGGCTCCGAAATTGTTCACGGTATCCAAGCTGGATCCGTAGCTCAGGACATGGATGTTCGATGCCGTACGCCCGCCGAACTGACTCAGGACCCGCTCAACCCACAGGTCGCGGTTGCGCTTGTACCGCTTCACGGTTTGTCCGACGCCATACACAACGAACGCATCCTGCGATTCGGGAGGCGGGATCATCGTGCAAACCACGATCCGAATTCCAGCCGTGGACGCTTGGATGCTGGTGATCATCGCCTCCATCTGCGTGATCATCGTCTCCATCTTCGCGGACACGTTCACGTCGTCCGTGTAGCCGAACAGGTCATTGATCCCGAGGTTGATGAGCACCCAATCGCCAGACGACAGGGTAACGCTGTGCGTTGACTTGTAGGTTGTGAAGTTGAACGCCCCAGAATAGACGAACGGGCTGCCAGTCCTGGCCGTTCCACCAATCTCGGTCCATGCGGTTGCCGCGTCCGTCGAGAACATCGCCACCGTCCATCCACTGATTGCATCGCAACGCACGGCGCGAGAGACCGCGCCGCTGTCGTTGTAGTTTCCGTCATTCGACCCGACCAAGGTCAGTGCATACTGCGCATCCCCGTTGAACAGATTGACCAACTCCGCGAGAACGGCGGCTCCACCTCCGCCCATGGTCGAATCACCGATGCAGAGCAACCGCCGGCTGACAGCAACGGTCGGGTGCGTGAGCGCGCGCGTGACCAAGGACGCGGATGCCGTTGCGAGCACCGTGTTGCTCGTCGTGTCCGTAACAGTGATGGACAGCGTTGACGTGCCCGCGTCTCCAGCCGTTGGGGTGTAGCGCCAGAATCCCCCGAAGGCCCCGTACTGTGCTCCTTTGGTGCCGCCGAAATTCACATCCAAGCCCTCGATGTCGGCGCCAGAGCGAATGACATTCTTGGCATAGATGTTCATCTCTCGCCCCTCCAATGCGTACAGCGTCGCCGGAAGATGGATCGTTACTCCCGCCGCCGTAGGCACGCTCCCAAGCTGCTGCTTGAACTCGTCCGTAACGGCGAAGCTGACAACCTCGTCGCCCTGCTGACCGAGTTCAATGTACCATTGCAGGTTTGCAACGGCCTTCACCCAGTTGAAGGTGCTGATGCTGGCGTTAGTTGCATACCAACGCCCGGGCTCTCCGGTCGCGGTGACGCCATTGGTCATCCCGCCCTCGCGACCGTTGGTCAGATACTCAATCCAGATGTGGCCAGTCAACTGCGCCGACGGGTCGAATCGGGCTGTAACCTTGGTGTAGGTGGATTCGGCTGGGGTGACGTTGAACGTCGTATCTGCGAGGATCTGCCACGTGCTCGGGTTGGTGTTCCATTGCCCGGAATCCGCTGGCATCCGACGAGCGATTACGCGGCACTGGGTGGGTATTGCTGCGCTGTTGAACGCATACAGGTAGAAGCTGACGGCGTTGAACGGCGTCGAGATGTTACCGACATACTGACCCCACGCGGAGAACGTGGAGGACGTGGCCATGGCCGTCGTTGTCGTGGCTCCAAGAACCAGATCAGGGGTGAGCCCGTATGTTGGCGTCACCATTCTGGACAGCACCGTGTCGCGCTCAATCAGCGCCGCCATCTCAGATGACAGCGCAGGCTCAAATACGGACGAGTCTTCGGCCCAGAATGTGACCGGGTAGTTCCGCTGAGACACGGCGGTCGCAGGCGACCCACTGGGAGATGTTACGGATCCGTCTGTCCAGTACTTGGCAGTCGGAGAAGCGTAGGCGTCAACGAGCAGCTTGAACTCGTCGATGCGAGCATTGGTGATAATCTCGCACCACAGCGCCGTCCCGGATGCGTTGGCAACCACCGAGTCGAATGTGACTGTGACAGTGGATGTGACGTTGAGCGTCAGGGAAGTCGAGACGGTCTTGTCTGCCAGCAGTGCGCCGGTGCTGCTCCCCTCCTTGATTCGCACCCTGACGAGGGTTGTGCTCTGGCCTGCGACGCTATTCCGGAGGTCGAAGCTGACCCGCTTGAAGTTCCGCGGACTCCCACACGGGAAGCCCCAGCCCGTGATAGAGGTGCCCGTTGTGCCGGTCACAGTCACGCCGGGAGGCGACAGCACCTCTGACCACCCGGACTCGTTGACCACGCTGGCTCGGATAACTGGGTGAACTACTGCGTCAAGCATTCCCATATCAAGGTGTGATGGTGAGCGCAGGCTGCGCGGTGACGTTGCCGCTGGAATCACGGGTAACGGCCGCTTGCGTTGCGGTCTTGCCGCTATCCGTGTGCGTTGCGGTGTAGGCGTCGATGGTGAGGAAGGTAGCGTTCTTCGCGGTCCGCGTGAACGTGCCGGCGCTTCCGTCAGGCCACAGGATTGATGCGGTGGTGATCACGCCGTCAGAGTCGCGGGTTGCAGATGTGATCGAGAATGCAGAGGCGAGGGTCCAGTTCGCCAACGTTTCATCGAAACGGACGTCCAGCAACTCGTCCACCGTAACCCGACATGTCTCGGTCTCCGAATCGTCGACGATCGCCAGCTTGTCCGTCGCTGGGTTGATCGCTGGGATTGCCGGCAATTCGGAGATCCGAAACATAGGTCAGGCCAGTGTGCCCTTTTGCGCCAGGACGCTTCCGGATGTCAGCGTGAAGGAGGCGATGTCGCCCTCAAGCACGGTGCCGGCCGGCAATGCCACGCCGGTGATGGTTGATCCGGTCAGGTTCGCCCACGAAAGCGCGGAGAACGTGGCGGCCGTCACGACGGTGATCTTGCAGAACGGGCCTGTTCGCGCCGTGGTGCCAGACTCGTAGACCGTGCCGATGATGCCGGCGCGTTGTGTCTGCGCCCGGTTTGCGGCGGAGTCGGAACTTGCGGCGCTCACTTGGTCGCCTTTCGCTTGGGTTGCTCGACGGGTTTCTCGGCGTCGTCGTCGGCGCTCTTCTCGGCTTCAGCCTTCGCCTTTGCTTCAGCCTCGGCCTTTGCCTTGGCGGCGGCAACCTCGCGCGCCTTCGATTCAGCAGGGCGAGCACGCCGCGTGAATTCGGGTCGAAGGAGCAGGAACATGCCGGCGTAATCGGGATTTGTGGTGTTGGCCGAATACTGCTCCTTGGCCTTTCCAGCATCGTCTCCGCAATACAGGACGACGTGTTTTCCAGCGGTTGTGACAGCGATTGCGAGAGACGGGGTTTTCATCTGGTTTGATGGAGGCGGGCCGGAGAGAGCCGGCCCGCCTCGTGGTGGTTCTGGTCGTTACGAAGTGACGATCTTCATGCCGGCATTCGGCAGGCCGAACAGCACACCGTAGAGCACGCCAACGGAGACCTTGAGTTCACCGGCGTTCGGGTCGTACCAGCGCCGAAACTGGACCGGCAGCCCAAGGCCCGGGACGACGACGTTCTCGACCCGCACGCCAGCGGCGGAAGCCTCAGACGGGAAGTCGACGCCGCGAGCAGCCATCAGGATGTTGTTCCGGTGGCAGGCGAGACCAGCCACGTTGACGGAATTGCCGTCGCACTCCGGCGATTCGTACACGTCGAAGCCGTGCAGGCGCGGGATGCGATGTTCTCCGATGGTAGTCACCTGCCCAGAGCTGTCGGCGGCGTTCAGGTCCTTTGCCAGCGCGGTGTAGTGCGTCGGGTGAAGGATGAGGCTTCGGCCGAGCTTCGGCACCTTGTTGGTCGTGAGTTGCCCAGCAAGGTCGGCCACGTCGTCGCGATCGAAGTTCGCGGCAGTGACGGTCAACTCCGTGGCGGTGGCAGCGGGATAGTTGGTGTCGTTGACGAGGTTCCACAGGTCGCCGAACACCTTGACCCCAATGGCCTGCACGGCCGGAGCAACGAAGATGTCCAGCAGGTTCACTGCGGACTTGGATCGCTCCACGTCGTTGAAGCCGTACACGAAGCCGTAGAACGTGTTCAGGGTGACCGTCAACGAGGTCATCGTGGTGTCCTGTGACGTGTAGCCGCTGGACAGGTCGACAGCGCTGGGCTGCGTCGCGTAACGGGTGGTCACGCTCGCCCCCTTCTGCGCGATGTCGGGGCTGAAATCCCGCGTAAACGCATTCAGCGGGACGAGTTCAGACATGAGGTGCGGAATGGTCATCTCGGCAATGGCGGCGAGATTCGCACCGGCGATGGTATTGGTAGCCATATCAGGTTTTCAGTTGTGGTTGTCTCGTCGCCTCACCCGACCAAAACGGCCTTGTGCTTGGCGAAATATGCGGAGCGCTCAGGCCCGGGTGGCATGGCGTTGAACTTGTCGACGATCTCCTTGGCGGTGTCACCATTCGAACCAGCCGCAGCCTTGGCGCTGTCGAGGCTCTTGGTGATCCCTCTCGAGGCGAGGATTTCGGCGGCCTCGGCGGACGCCTTCGCCTTCACGGCGTCAGCCACGGCGGCGTTGACGTCGGCGGGGGTTCCGGTGATGCCGAGCGCGGCAAGGACGGCCTTGGTGGTGGCAGCCTGCGCGTTGGCCAGCGTCTCCGCGTCGACGGCGCGCTTGTCTGCGGCGGCCACGCGGGCCTGGATGTGTTCGGCGATGAAGTCGGCCTTGCCGGTCTTCTCCGCCTCGGTGATTGCCTCATCGGTGACACCGAGGGCATTCACGGCGCTGGCGAGAAACGTCTCGCGCTCCGTGCCCGTCACGCCCAAGAGGGCGAGCAGTTTCTTGTTCACGTTGGTGGTTTCCTTTTTTGCCGGCGCGTTCATCGCGTCGACGTAAGCTTGAGGGAGTTTTGCGAATCGGCCGGGCGGGATGTTCGCCTTGGCGACGGGCGCGTCCACGATCTCGGTCGCGTAGCCCTTGGCCTTCGAGGTCTCGGCAGAGTGCCAGGTCTCGTCGTTCATCTCGGACCGGATCACGTCTTCGGTGTCCGAGGACACCGCCTTGTAAATCCCGACCAGCGTCGCGCTGATTGAGTCGAGAAGGTCCGCTTCCTTGCGGAGGTCGCCGGCGTTGCCGGCGGCGAACGTCCACGGCTGATGAATCATCAGGAAGCCAGCCTTCGCCATCTTCCGCACCTTCCCGGCAGCGAACACGACGGACGCGGCGGAAGCGGCGATTCCATCCACAATCGTCTCCACGTCCGGCAGCGTGGACAGGTACGTGTGCATGGCCACGGCGTCGAACACGGAGCCTCCAGGGCTATTGATGCGCACGCGAATCTTGCCAGAGAGCGCGGCTACGTCGCGGTTGAATCGCTCGGCGGTGATGCCCCAATCGCCGATCTCACCGTAGACGAAAACCTCGGTGACTCCACCGGATGCCG